ATTGGAACGAACGTTTACTCACAAGACTGGAGTAAAACTGTTAGGAAATTAACCAAATTTGGAAATAAAGTAATCGCTGGTGATTTTTCAACTTTTGATGGATCACTAAACGTTTGCATCATGGAAAAATTTGCAGATTTAGCTAACGAGTTTTACGATGACGGACCGGAAAATGCTTTGATACGTCATGTATTATTGATGGATGTGTACAATTCTGTACATATTTGTAATGACTCAGTATACATGATGACTCATAGCCAACCCTCAGGAAACCCCGCAACGACACCCCTTAACTGTTTCATTAATAGCATGGGATTGAGAATGTGTTTCTCAATTTGTGCTACTAAAGCAGCAGTTAAAATGACGATGAGAGATTTTAGTAAACATGTTTCCCTCGTCTCTTATGGAGATGATAATGTAATTAACTTCAGTGATGAAGTTAGTGCATGGTATAACATGTCTACTATCGCAGAGGCCTTTTCAACACTTGGATTCACTTATACAGATGAACTCAAGGGAGTTGGAGGCGAGGTACCAAACTGGCGATCAATACAGGACGTGCAATATCTCAAACGTAAGTTTAGATATGACAATCAACGGAAGGTTTGGGAAGCTCCATTATGTATGGACACAATTCTTGAAATGCCCAATTGGTGTCGAGGAGGACTCGATATCCAAGAAGGTACAAAATTGAACTGTGAAAATGCAATAATGGAACTTTCCATGCATGAAGAGGAAGTCTTTGATAAGTGGTCAAAAGTAATTGACAAAGCTTATGCAAAGGCTACAGGAGATCACCTGGACATAAACACTTATCGTGGATATGCTCAGGAGCGGTATCTCGAGTATTATATGTAAATATAATACTTGAGACGCACTGTTTCATGGTCACCCATCATTTGAGGAAATTTCCAATAAACTTGAATGTAAGGCTTGAAACAGTGGTCTAGGTGCCCTATTTAGGGTGAGGAGCCTAGCTGGCAGCCCCAGTGAATCCTCTATTGGATAGAAACCGCTATATCGGGTAGCTATAGCAGTCGGATAGTAACATATTCGGCGTTTCGAAATACCATACCTGCTGATAACCAAGAAAACAATTCTACCAACGTACACAACACGGAACTCGCGTCGACCTCAGCGGAGAATGCCATTGAAAAGGAACAAATCACCACCTTTCATGATGTGGAAACTCCAAATAGGATCGATACCCCCATGGCTCAGGATACTTCATCGGCTAGGAGCATGGATGATACGCACAGTATTATTCAGTTTCTACAACGCCCCGTTCTCATTGACAACATTGAGATCGTTGCAGGAACAACTGCCGATAACAACACAGCACTCAGTAGATATGTGCTAGATAGAACAAACCCGCAAAAATACATTAAACAGTGGACATTACCATCAACAGTGTTAAAAGCTGGCGGAAAAGCCCAAAAGCTTGCCAACTTTAAATACTTGCGATGTGATGTACAAGTGAAAATTGTATTGAATGCTAATCCATTCATTGCCGGTAGGTTATACCTAGCATATTCACCTTATGACGACAAAGTAGCACCTGAACGCAGAATTATTTATACTTCCCGTGCAGGTGTTACAGGATATCCGGGAGTCGAACTCGACTTCCAATTGGACAATTCAGTTGAGATGACTATTCCATATGCATCTTTCCAAGAAGCATATGATTTAGTCAGTGGGACCGAAGATTTTGTGCAGTTGTATCTTTTTACAATTACACCAGTCTTGGGACCTTCAGCTGAATCAGCGAACTCAAAAGTAGACCTTTCAGTCTATATGTGGTTAGATAACATATCTCTTGTTATCCCCACATATAGATTGAATCCAGATCTTCCAACCGGACAAACTCTAACCCGCATAGTTCAGAATTCCGATTCTGATAAACTTAAAGAAGCACTTAAGATTGCTAAGTCTAAGAACCCTTCAGGATATAAATATATCATGGGAGTTCTTGAACAATACAATCCAAGTGTGAAACAAGTTTCTATGCAAATCGCAACACCCAACAAATCAAAACCAACAAAACCAACATCCGAAAACCCCAAAATTGGACCAATTTCCGAAGTGGCTTCAGGAGTTAAGACGGCTGCAAATGGCATCGAGCGCATTCCAGTGCTGGGTGAAATTGCAAAGCCTGTAACTGCTGCAGTTAAATGGTTTGCTGACATTGTAGGAGGTGTAGCAGCCATATTCGGGTGGTCCAAACCCCGAAACCAGAATCAAGTGATGCCTTATCAGAATGTGCCTGGATGGGGATAT